CCGCTTCAAGCGACGTTTCGTTCAAATCAGCAGGAGTGCTTGGGATGTTCGAGTTTGTGCCACCAGAAACCAATGGGTGTGCAGCAGAGAACAATGGAACGCCGTCGCCACCGGGATAATCAGTGTCGAAGCCGTTGTTCAGGGTTGCAGCAGCCTTGGTCTGCTTGGTGTAAGCCATGGCGCGAGCCAGTGCCTTCGTGTAACGCGACGACAAGGAGTCGTACAAGTTATCTTCAATCGCTTCTTCCGTGAGCGAGAACCCGAGGGCAATCGTTTCGTGGTTGTAGCGAGCAGTGAAGACTTCCTGTGCGTTGTCATACGCGATGGCCGAACCTTCGTTCTTAACCGGAGCAGCCGAGAAGCCCGACAGCTTGGTTTCTTCTTCGAAAGAACGCTCAGAAGTCTCTGTTTCGTAGATTTCTTTGTGCTCTTCGCCGTAACGTGCATACTCAAGGCCGAACAAAGCGTTCAGTCCGGGCAACAGTTCTTTAAGAAGTTGTGCGCGTGAAATTGCCATTGTTCAGTCTCCTTATGCCAGACCGGTTGGGTTGAGGTAGCTGTGGGTGCCTTGGTTCCACTTGACGATAACTTCGGTGTAAGAACCGGGGTTACCTGCAATAGCGGTCTCAGGAACAACGTCCACAACGCGGATAGGCCACGTCGAAGTAGTACCTTCGGTTGAGTCTACACCCACCCGTGAGTTACCAGTCGAAGTTGAACCTGTGTTGTTCGCACCGTTAGCGAGCTTGAGGTTCGAACCAACAGCAGCTTGTGTAACGAAGCTGACGGTGTTCGAGTTGGTACCAGCACATACAGCAACCTTGAACAACGCATCAGGGTCTTCCTGAACGTACGCTGTGATATCGCTGATGCTTGTGGTGCCGGGGTAGAACTGACGGAATGTCAATCCAAAGGTTGGGTCCGTGTAGGTGCAACCGAGGAAAACACCGACAGGGGTGGCCGAGTCTGTACCAGTGTCCTTGCCAACAGTACCGCCTGCGAGCAACTTAACGACGTCACCATAGAAGATGGCAGTCGAGGAGTTAACCGCGATTGGAAGTTGACGAGTAGCACCAGCAAAAACCTGTCCGCCGATCAAATTGATCGGGATTAGCCCGTAAGGGCTGGTAACAGAAGGGTATGCCATTTTATAGCTCCTTTAGCTATTTGCCTTTGCCAAATGACGTCGTAGACCGTTTTTCCCTAAAGAGTGGCATACGAGCGTCGTTCTCACGCATGAAGTTATTGTCCACGGAGTCCATCTGAGACTGGTTTTTAGCAGCGAAGTATTCCTTACGCTGACGCATCAGTTCTTCTGGTGCCTTGCACAACAACAGTCCTGCGACTTCGATGTTGTCTTTGAAACGGCTGTCAGGGTCTACCAACATCTGGAACTGAGGTTGTTCCTTGATGCTAACCGGCTCCCAACCTTCTCGTAGTTTGGACGAGATATTGCGAGGGTCATTCTGGCCCATTGATGCTACACGTATCCAACGATACGCATAACCAGCTTCCTTGTCCGGTTCTGGCAGGGTCGATGCCGGTTGCCATACTTTAGGACGTTCAGCTTCTGCACGAGTTTCACGAGGAGCGCGATCTGCGCTTACCCTGTTATCAGTTACATTAGTCATCTTATTTCTCCATCTTCACTAGTTCACGGGCATACTGTTCAGCGGTTAAGCCTAGACGTTTTGCGATTGCCAATTGGGACTGTTTCAACACAATCTTTTTGGAGGACCGTGTTCGTGAGGCTGGAGCGACGACCGATGACGCTTTTTGTTCGCGTGCAGCGGGTCTGGTGTCACCAGTATCCATTTCATCTCCGAAGTATTCGGAGAAACGACGGCGTATAGTTTTGTCTACAACGCCCCAATATTCGTCGGTGCCTGCAAATTGCGGGCCACGTTCATTTATGAGCCTCTGGTGAAGCCCAAGAGCAGATGCTGTCATTTCCGGGTCTGTACCATACCACGTATTGCGCTCTTGCCACGCCATAGTTTTCTGGTCAGGTTGCGGAGTTTGCACCTGCTGTTGAGGTATTTCTACCTCGTTATGTTCCTCTTGTAAAGCGGGTACATAATTTTCAAGCTGCCGAAGCTTATACTGAGCCGAGGTTAGCTTCTCGTGGGCGTCTAACTGGCGATCCGTATCACCAGCTTCAACCGCGTCACGGTATTCACGACGTGCTTCACTTAACTCAAAGTCCGCAGTTTGTTTATAGCTACCCATAAGGGACTGTTCGCCCTGTGCTAGCGTATTCTTTAGCCTGCGGTTTTCTTCAAGAATACGTTGTGCAACAGACAGAGCTTCTGTCTTCTCACGCATCTCGCGTTCTTTTTCACGGCGTTCGTCATGCCAGACTTTCTTCATCTGCTTCAGACGCGTCTTTACCTTGTCGGAGTAATCTTCAAGCTCATCAGCTTCTAGTTCTTCAACAAGTTCCTTCGGCATTGGCTCACGGCCACGATCTACTTCAGGGGTATCATCTTCGATTTCAATTTCGGGCGTATCAGCCTCAGAAACGGGGGTTTCATCTTCGACTTCGTAGGAAAAATCCTCGAAGTCATCATTCTGCATGGTCATTTTACTTCTCCTTGTACGGGTTACGTCCGTTAAGCGCGGGAAATGCCCCGAGGGTCATCCACGACACCTTCTACACTGTCGTCGTTGATGATGCGGAACTCACGACCGTGAATTTTCACACGGCTACCTGCCATCGGGCGGGTCAGGATAAAGTCACCTTCTTGGCACCATGGGCCAGACGGGAAGCGTTTCTCGTCCTTGTAGCAATCTGGACCCATCTTCAGCACCATAAGCACTGGAGTGGTGAGTTCTTCATACTGCTTGGTCGAGTCGGCCTTGAAGATACCACCAGCGGTCTTCTCTTCGGCTTCTGGGAGCGCACATAGAATGCGGTATCCTGATGGGTCTGGGAGTTGCTTGGCTTTCTTCTCGTCGGTGTCAGGTAGGACTGTTGCGTCCTCGATGTTATCTACGTCCGTAGCCAGAAAAATCTCTGGTAGGACGGGGAGAGTATTGTCCTCTTCAGTCATCATCTTGTTCCATTCTTTGTGCGGTTTCAGCAATGAAACCGTTTGACATCATAAGTCCGCGAATAATTCCGCAGGCATATTTATATTCCCCATGATCCTTTGCAGTTCCACGGGCGAGGTCGCCGCTAATTACGTCGATCTCATCTTGTACCTTTTTTGACAGGTACATCAGTACTTCGTTCGTCATTCATTCTCCTTAGGCATTACTTGGTTGGGAACGGGTTGTTCTCTTTGCGTGGCTTCACGGGCAATCTCGATGCCCAAGCGAAGTCCTGCTTCTTCCTGCTTAGCTTCCGAGTCACTCTTGGAAGTGGCAAGTTTTGCGCCGATCTGGAGACCAGCGATTTCTTCTTGTGATTCGATGCGCATCTGCTCAAGCTCGATACGGTCGTTCTTTTCAGCAGCATCAATCATCAGCTTCTGTTTCTTAAGCTCAAGCTCGCCCTGCTTAATCTGAAGCTCTTGCATCTGCATCTGTATGATGGGGTCTTGTGCCATCTGTTGTGCCTGCTGCTGCGCAGCTTCGGCTTGGTTCTTCTGGAGCAACTGAGTAGCTGCCTGTGCGGCCAGACGGGAAACAGCCAACTCGGTGTCCTCGTCCATCTCAGCGTTTGGCGGAGGCAGTGGTACACCAGCCTGCATTTCGACTTGTCTGCGGTACTCGAACGCAAGGTGTTCGGCTATATGCGCTTGCATAGACGCCATCATTGCCTGCGCGTTGGGGTTCTGGCCCATAAGCTGCATAATCTTGGGGTCTTGCATGGCGCTTGTGTGCACTGCAATATGTGCTTCATGGTCTTGGTAGATAAACGCCTTAACGGGCTTACCGTTGATGACGTCCATATTTTCAGACACAGGGTCACGCGGCTTCATGTCGTCACCATCCTTGAGTGGTACGAGCTTCTGCGCGTTCTTGATACCTAGCACCTCAAGCATCTGACGGTGTAGATAGGGCAAGTCGTAGATTTGCGGCGCGCCCTGTGCCAACTGGATAACAGCCTGATACTGCACGATCTTCTGCGCCATAGTGGCAGCGTTGGGATCAGATACTGGGATAACAGTGACCATATCATAGTCAGACTTCTTAGCCCTACGATCACCTTCTTCTGGCTCAAAGCTATACGTAGCTGGCGTATAATCGCGGATGATACCCTTGAGTAGCTGGAACTCGCGCTTCATCGCATAGTGGACACGTGCCTGCACGGCGCTCATCATCTTCAACGTACGCTCGAGAATAGCCAGCGTGGTGCCCACAGGAGCCTGTGCAGACATGTCAGACACCTTCATGTCCGCCATACCCGCGAAACGACGACCTTCGTCTACGATGGTACCCAGCAAGCTGTAGAGCACTTGGCTTGGCTCTTTGTATGGCAGCGGCATAATGTTATCGCGCATCGTACCCGACGCTACGTCCACATCGCGCCATTCCGCAGGACTTATCGGCGTGTCGTCACCCTTGACACGCAAGCCTTTAGTTTTGAATCCACCCGGGAGGTTAGATAGAGTACCAGCATCAACAAGCTGACGAATAAGACTGGTACCAGACTTAGCAAAAGCGCCAATAAGGTGAATAAGGCCAAAAGCGTAGAAGCCAAAGC